TATAACAATGCCAACCCTACAACATGAAAATATTTGAAATAGCAACATACAAAAAGAAGTCAATGCTAGCCGAAGCAAAGGCTCGTATTGACCATCCAGAGGATCTGGTACTTGAAGAAGGTTCTGCTGGCGCTCAACGAGCACTTGACGCAATGAAACATGCGGCAGGTGATCCAACAGTTAATACAGTTAAGTGGGACGGCACTCCTGCAATTATATTTGGTCGTGATGAAAATGGATTTATCATGACTGACAAAGCTGGCTTTGGTGCCAAGAAATATGATGGCATGGCTCGCAGTGCCAAGATGTTCCGTGATATGATTTATAATCGCAAGCCCGACGAGCAAGGACGTCTAGAATACTCTACGCAAATTGCCAGCCTATATCCAATGTTGGAAAAGATTGTACCTGCCAAGTTCCGCGGCTTTATCCAAGGTGACATTATGTGGATGAGTACTCCTGTGATTCATGACGGAGTAATTGAAATTCAACCTCTGAAGGTAAAGTACACTATTGATCCTGCGAGTGATCTAGGTAAGAAAATTAAAGCAAGTAAAGCAGGCATTGTAGTTCATAGTTACTTTACAGATACCACAGAAGCTGAGCCAAGAGCAATGACTCCTGCTGAAATTGAAAAGCTAAAGCCAAGTCCTGGACTAGTAGTATTGAGCCCAGTGATGCAAGTTAGATCAGTTCCGTTTGAATTGGACGAAGCAGATGTAATGGAAGTTGAAGCCAGCATACAAAAATATGGTAACGCAATTGACAAGCTACTTGATAACTTTTCAATCAGCACATTGAAAATTTCTAACTTGCCAGACATCTTCAAAAGCTACTTGAATTACAGAGCTGGCATCGGGCAACAAGGCCTAAGTGGCAAAGACTTTATGGCATGGTTACAAGACCCAGTCAAAAGCAAATTAACAGCCAACAAGCTACAGAATGTACTAGAGCACATTGGTAAAAACAAAGCAGGATTCAATGGCATATTTGAAGTTGCCAATAAACTGGTTGCACTCAAGTACAAGTTGAAGTCCCAGCTGGATGCACATGCAGGCCATGACGCGGCAGTAACAGCCACAGTCAGAGACGAACCAGGGCACGAAGGCTTTGTATCAGATACACCACATGGTAAAATTAAAATTGTAAACAGACCTGTGTTTATGAAAAGGGTATAATATGGAAGACTTTAGCTTTATTAAAGAGAACTGTAACGAAAGTAAAATGTTTCGTAACAACTATCTAAGTCAATTGACCTTGCGTGATACTGTTGACAGTGTTTTTCTTAACTTGCTTACATTGTACATGTTGAGCAAGGAATTTGAAACTCGTCCATTTGCACAAGATTATGCAAGTCGCACAATGTCATTTGCAAACTTTACAACACCTAGAGTTGGTGGAACAGATCTATATCAAGGTCTTCATATCATGCTTTATCCAACTGGACGTACAGCATCTTTACTAAAGGCTGACGCACAAAATTCTGCACTGTCAGCACAGTTGCGTACCAATGCAAAACTAGTGAAAGACTTTCTTCGTGGCATTGCAACTGGCACACTTGATCGCACCACTGCTATTCGAATCATGTACAGACTTGAAGGACAAATGGGCATTGATATTAGCAATTACAAAAGTCTTAGACGTTTAATCACAGACTGGGAAAATCTTTCAACTGTACAGCGTCAACTGTGTGTCACACGCTTATTGCAATACTATCGCTTGCGTGGTCGTAGAAGTGAGCTGTTGCCTGTTCTTGAAACCTTGGCAAGAAATAAAGGCATGGAACTTACTGATGTTGGTAATGCAGAACTTGCGGCAGTGGGTGCAGGTGCTGTTGTTGGATCTAGGTCTGGCAATGGATTCTTATCTGGTGTTGCCAAGGCCGCAGGCGGCTTTGCAGTAGGGTATGCAATTGGAAGGAACATGTAATGTCTGACAAAAAGTCTTACATGATTCCTGGAGCCCACATGGGTGGCGACCCTGAATTCTTTTCTGCTTGGACCTTGTATGACATTGGCCCAGATGGTCGAGATAACTTAGCCACACTTATGACTGTTATTGCCAACCGCGGACAACCATTGCTGGCCAGTGTAGAATGCTTTGAAAATCAAGACTTGGGTACAGAACTATTTGGGGAAGTGTACTCGGGCAATCAACGAGTATGGTGTTTGAAATGGATTGCCAGCGGTATCGGACAAATGACAGAACAAACACTGTCAATAGAAGCAAACGAACAGTACATGACTGTTGGTCTTGGGGAAACTGTTAATCTCCCAGGCAAGGTTTTTACTACTGGGCCAGAAACAAATACGTTTTTCATTAGACACGAAACTTTCTAAATTTGCTAAATATAGTATAATAAAAAACCCGTTCCGCACAACTCACCCTGGCTCATTTTTGGCACTTTAAACAACACACAACAGATATGAATCTCATGGTGTGTTATATCTATGGGTGAACGGTAATGTCTATCACGGAAAGTACAAGTCTAGAAATGCACGTCGAATTGTGCGCGGAGCGATATGCTCGTCTAGAAGAAAAGTTTAAGGATGTTGAAAGTGGATTGGATAATCTGCATGGTGACTTCAATGCATTTAAAATGGAAAATCAAAAGGCAATGAGTGACATCAAGAACATGTTAAGCAATGCCAAAGATGAGAAATTTAAAATTATGGTCACATCTACAGCAACCGTAATTGTAGGCTTATTAGCAATGTTAGGTTATGTGGTTACACATTTGCCAAAATAATAAATGAAAATACTAGTTGAGGCTAAAATAGTCTGGGCCCGCAGTGGTAAAAAAATCAAGCGCAAAGTGCGCTGTACTTCTGGGCGTAAAAGGGGCAGAGTTGTTAGCGCGGCCAGTAGTTGTAGCAAGAAAATTGATATCAAAAAGCGTTTACGTTTCAAGCGAACAAAAGCCAAAATGCGTGGCAGAATTGCAATGAAAATCAAGCGCACCAAGAAGTTTAACCCACTAAGTAAACGTGTATCCAAGTTAAACAAAAAAAGACGCTAAATAGATCACGGAGAACATTATGAAATTTAATGATATTACAACCATAAAAACACCAGCACAAGCGGCTCGTTCTGCATTACGCAAAGAAAGCATTGTAGTCGAAAGCCTAGGCGGAAGACGCCTAAGAGCAGAGCTAGCTCGTGTTAACGAAGAAATTAACATATTGGCCAGCAAAGGCGGCCAAGCTTATACACGTGCTATTCTTCATAGAGAAATTTACGAAGAAATGGCCAATGTTGATGCAGTCTTGTTTGAAGGCGAACTAGATGATGCTGACATTGAGCAAGCTGAAGTAGTTATTGCGGCCAAAGCAATGAACCATGAATTCCAAGGAATGATTGAAGATGTTGCAGACATGCTGGGTAGCGATATGATTACCTTGGTTGATCAAATCAAAGAACGCTTTGGTGATGCCGCAGGCGAGCAGTATGCTCAAACTGTCAAGGCAGCACTGGATGCAGCCATTACATCTTTGATGGATACCAAGAACACACTTGACTCTGCTATTAGTGGATTGACAGGTGGCGCACCTGCAATCAGTCCTGATATGTCAGCTGAACCAGCTGATGCATCTGCTCCTATTTTCCCAAGTAGTTCTGGTCCAGAAGGTGAAACCACTGGCAGGGAGATGAAGAGTGGTATTGAGTGAAATAGCATCATTTGATAAGAATTTTGCCAACGCTGTTAAAATGTTGATTATTAAAAATCAAAATGACGGCGTAGCAAAAATTCCTATGAATGACATGGTAGATCAATTGAACCGAATGGGGTTTAGTGCCGCCGGCCAAGTCAACGCCATTCGAGGGTTGATTGCCACATTTAAAGCCAAGAACAATAATCTTGTAGCAGATGTTAACAATAACGAAATAATTCTAACAACAGTTCCTAGTGCTGATACAGAAGCACAAGCAGAAGAAAACAAAAATAAAGTTAATAAAGATGCTATTAGCCAAGCTCGCAAGGATTTAGGAATATGAGTAGAGTAATGTTAACAGCCGCAGAGGCTCGTGTAAAATCACTGCAAGACATTTATGTTTTGAGAGAAATACGGGACCTTGAAGAAGAAGTGTTATTAGCATCAGCCGACGGCGCTGTGGAAGTTGTAGTTGCAACAACCAGTACCATGGCAAAAAATG